TGATATGAGCTTGCTTAAATCCTTTCGCATGGAGAGTAAGCGTGTTCCTGCAAATCAGATCATCCATCTTTATTCTCCTGCTCGTCCAGGCCAAGGACGTGGATTTAGTCGTTTGGCTCCGGTTATTTCACGCGTCCGAGACGTACAGCTCTACGAAGATGCTGAGTTAGCGCGTAAAAATCTTGAGTCTCGATTAAGTGTTGTCGCCAGCGGTGACGTTTCTCAGATGGCTAACCCCGCATCCTATGGGGATGCAGGTGATCCAGCAGTACGAGCACAGCAAACAGGCGACTTGGGTGAGCTTGGCAGTGGTTCTATCATCCAGGCGCCACCAGGCATGACACTGACCGTTGTAGAACCAAAGCCATCAGCGGGTTACGTTGAATATATCAAATTTAATCTTCATCTGATTGCATCTGGGATGGGATGTACTTATGAGCAGATCACTGGCGATATGACGGAAGTCAATTTCAGCAGTGCTCGCGTCCGTCTCTTGGACTTCCGGCGAAATGTTTCGCAAATGCAGTGGCTTATTTTGATTCCTAAATGTTTGATTCCTATACATGAGGCGTTTATCGAAGCGGCATATCTTGCACAAAAAATTGATGTGCGTGATAGCAGTGTGGACTTCAGTGTTCCCAAGTTTGATTACGTGAATCCTGAGCAGGATGTGAAATCTGATCTTGCTGAAATTAGTGGCGGTTTGAGTAGCGTGAGTGAAAAGCTTCGCCAGCGTGGATACAACCCAAAAGAAGTATTTGAAGAGTTGAAGTCAGATTTTGATGAGTTGGAAAAATTGGGTATTTTGCAGACGCTTTTGTTTCTCCAAAAGGGTAATTTGCCGACTCCGAATGCATCTACAAAATAATTTGAAAATCGTCTCACTTTTCCGAGAAATGAGACAGTTTTTTTAAGAAAATATAACCATGCCAAAACAAGCTGCAAAACCAACGAATCCACAACAGCAACATGACATGCCAGTGCAATGTCGCAGTGCTGAGTTAATCCCCTCAACATTCAATGAGCAGGACAACACAGTCGAAGTCGTTTGGACGACAGGTGCCCGTGTTCGCCGTTACGACTGGTATAACGAGACGCCATATGAAGAGGAATTGGTTGTCACTCCTGATTCTGTGGATATGTCCCGTTTTGATGCCGGTGTCGTACAAGTTCTTGATGGACATTCAACCTATGGAGGTGTTGCAGCGATTCTAGGGATTGCGGTACGTGCTTCCATTCAGGAAGGTCAAGGAACCGCCACATTACGTTTAAGTGGTCGTGAGGATTTGGCAGGAATTATTAAGGATATCAAAGACGGAATCATTCGCTCAGTCAGCTTTGGCTATAGCGTCCAGAAGTATGAGATCACCAGATCAATTGATCGCACAGATGGCGTCAACGTTCCCTTGTACCGAGCTGTTTCCTGGCAGCCATACGAAATCAGTTTTGTAACCGTCCCAGCAGATCCGGACGCTAGCACTAGAGAAAAACCCTCAAACGGCATGCCGTGCGAGTTCACACGGGCATCTGCCCACTCACCTACAGAGGATAATCAAATGACTCCTGAAGAAATTGAAGCTCAGCGTCAGCGTGATGCAGAGGCGCAAACCCGTGCAGCAGAGCAGGCGGCAGCGGCCGCAGCTCAACGCTCCGCAGACATTACAGAGTTGTGCACACGGCATAATGTCGCGCATCTGGCCGTAGGCCTGATCCGTAGTGGTAATGATGTTACACAGGCGCGTTCCGCAGTGCTGGATGAACTTGCTCGCAATGATGCAGCATCTGGTGGTCACCAAAACGTGCGTGTGCAAACGATTGTTGATGAAACGGATACGCGTTTGCGCGGCATGGAAGAGGCAATCAGCCATCGCATTAACAGTCGTGCAGAATTGACTGATAACGGTCGCCAATATCGCGGTATGAGCTTGCTGGAAATCGGCCGTGACTATCTTCAGTCACGTGGTGTCGAAACGCGTGGTATGGATCGGATGCGCTTAGCCAGTACGATGTTGAACTTCCGTTCTGGCGGCATGTTAGCGACCAGCGATTTTGCAAGTTTGTTTGCAAACGTAGCCAATAAGCGCCTGCGTAACGCATACGATGACAATCCTGGTACTTATCAGATGTGGGCTCGCAGAGCGCCAAATGCGCCGGATTTTAAGAACATCTCAGTGGTGCAGTTATCTGGTGCCCCGGACTTGTTGCAAACCAATGAGCATGGCGAATTTAAGTATGGAACCATGAAAGATGGTGCGGAAACTTATGCTGTGGTGACCTACGGCCGCATCGTGCCATTGTCGCGACAAGCGATTGTCAATGACGACCTGCGCGGCTTTGATCGTCTGGTTGCTGCATTCGGCAACAGTGCACGCCGCCTTGAAAACCGCACAGTCTATAGCCAACTCACTGCAAATGCGCCGATGAGCGATAACGTTGCACTGTTTCATGCTACGCACGCGAACTTATCGTCTGGTGCCGGTTCTGCATTGCAAATGAGTGCACTGACAAGTGCACGTGCAGCAATGCGCGTTCAAAAAGGCTTCCAGAGCGAGGAATTGAATATCACCCCTCGTTTCCTGATCTGTCCGGCATCGTTGGAACAATTGGCTTACCAGTTGACTAGCTCAAACTATGTGCCGGCCAAAGGTTCGGACGTAAATGAATTCCGCCAAGGCGGCCGCACAGCACTGGAACCGATCATTGAACCAATTCTGGATGCCAATAGTGCCACAGCCTGGTATCTCGCCAGTGATAACGGTCAGATTGATACAGTTGAGTATTGTTACCTTGACGGTGCTGAAGGTCCTGTCATTGAAACAGATATCGGCTTTGAAACAGATGGCATTGCATACAAATGTCGCCTGGACTTTGCTGCGAAGGCTGTCGATTTCCGTGGTCTGTATAAAGCAGCCGGGGCTTAAGCAGGGCAGTTTTGAGTAGGCAGATGGTATCTGCCTAGTGAAACCTTATATTAAACAGGTGAAATATGAAAAATTTTTATCAAAATGGTGACGTGCTTACTCTGACTCCGTCAGTCGCAGTTGCTTCTGGCATAGGCTATTTGTTTGGCGTTAGTCTGTTTGCTGTTGCAACTACTGATGTTGCTGCGGGTGTTCCGGGTGAGTTCCTTGCGGAAGGGGTTGTGAGTATCGCCAAAACCAGTGCATTGGCGATTGCGACAGGTGACCGCTTATTTTGGGACCCGGTGAATAAATGTGTAAATAAAACCCTGACGGGTCAACAGTGTGTTGGTATTGCAGTAGCAGATGCGGCTAACCCTTCAGCAACTGTATTGATGAAGATGGAAGTGGTAACAGCTTCAGCGACTTAACACTCAATACAATCTAGAGAATAGCAGCAATGTCCTCAATTGAATCACGGTTAAACGAAAGCATAGTTAGACATATGGCAAATGCGGACTGTGACATACCTGGTGGTCCAACTCGTGGGATTTTTCGACGTGAATCCGTTGATGTGTTGGGTGGAATCGGGATGGTTGAGCAGACTGATACTCTAAGAGTTGTTGATTTCCCCGGTAGCTCTGCTCTGATAGGCGTTGATATCGGGATTGATGAGTTAGCGTGGCACGTGGCGGATATCAGGCCAGATAGTTCAGGGATGATTAAATTAATTCTGGAGAAAACATGACAGCTAAGACTGTTTTTTCTGGAATTGTTGATTCATTTGTCAGCATATTGAATTCCCCTACTCCATTGGCTTCTATTGTTGCCCGTGATAGTGGTTACCATGTTCCTGAGCAGGTTAGTAGTGCAATTAATGTTTTTTGGGAGGGTAGTAGGCCTCAGGAAGCTGGCATCGCCGGTGCGCCAATAGATTGGCAGACCAGAATAGTGGTCGATTGCTATGCGAGAACTACTGTAAAAACTGGTGGGGAAGCAGCGGATGAATTACTTTCATCTATCTATGCTCGTTTAGCTAGTGACCCTACATTGAATGGAAGTGTGTTCAATATAGGGCTTCCAATGATTGAGCTTGATACTGAATCCGGCGCTCAAAAAAATGGATGGATTCGCCTTATGTATGTAGTAGAGCACCGAACAAATGAAGGAGTACTTCATGCTTAATGAGTTTGAAACAAAATCATCCCAGCCTGATTGCCCGCCACCAGGCGGCGGATCATGGAAGTGGGAAGGCAAGTGGGTAGAAAATAACCCGACAGATGCATCGCAAGATCAGTCAGAAGAGACCGCTTAGCCATAGCCAAGTTATCCCTTAACGCTGTGAAGCGCTGGGGAACATTTTAAACATTCTTAACGCCGTGAGGCGCTGGAGTTAAATATGCCACGTTACATCCGAAATACCCTCATTCTGGCAAAAATCGAGACTCCCGCAGGTGCAGACGCCGCGCCGACGGGTGCCGCAAATGCCCTGCTTGTCAGTGACATGAGCATCACCCCATTAGATGCTAAAAATATTGATCGCGCACTGGTTCGTGGTTTTTTTGGTGGCAGCGAGCAGTTAGTGGGTATGGCCAGCGTCAAAGCCAGCTTCACCATCGAATTAGCTGGCTCAGGAACAGCAGCAACAGCGCCCGCTCTGGGGCAGCTGTTACAAGCCGCAGCTATTGCAGAGGCCTCGCTCACGTCGCCAGCACGCGTCGAATACAGCCCAGTATCAACAGGGCTCAAGACCGTCACTATTTATTACTACGATGATGGTGTACTTCATAAGTTGCTCGGTGCAATGGGTACATGCACGCTCAGTGCAAAAGTAGGCGAGCGTCCAACGCTGAAATTTGAATTCACTGGCCTTGATGGCGGCGTTAGCGCAGCGTCAGCAAGTGGCACTTTCACTGCATGGCAAAAGCCGGTGGCTATTACAAAAGCCAATGTTGTTGATATCACGCTCGGCGCAACCTATTCGCTCGGTGCGTTGAGTGGTGGCACTGTGTATCCAAGCACAGGCTTGGAAATCAACTTAGGCAACACCGTTGCCTACACACCTCTGTTGAGCTCCGAGCAGGTTGACATCACTCAGCGTGAAACAACTGGATCGCTTGAACTCGATCTTACTGCTGCTGAGGAGGTGACGTTTATGGGCTCGGTAAAGTCAAATACGACACAAAGCCTGGCTTTCACGATTGGTACCACCAGCGGCAACAAAATCATCATCTTTGCTCCCAATGTCCAGATGGTCAGCCCTAAAAAAGTCGATCAAAACGGCCGCCGTCTCATTGGTTTCGATCTTCGCCTGTTGCCGACCACATCTGGTTCCGGCAACGACGAATTACGCCTCGCCTTTGTTTAACTCACTGCCCCAGCTTAGCTGGGGCGCTCTTTCCATACCCGGATGAAAAGGAAACACCATGTACACATTAGCTGTTGAAAATACCGTCAAAGTGCCA